TGGGTGTTCGACTATAGGGAGGAGCAAATCAGGAGGATAGGCAAGAACGGCAAGGCGCTTTACCAAAGGCTCAAGGACATCGGCGTTGATTTCAAGGTCAAGTATCCGGTGGAACGTTCCGGCAAGTGGAAATTCGCCGACGCCTACCTCCCCAATGAGGGGCTGTATATTCTGCTGATGAACAGCAGGGAGACGTACATGCCGGCGTGCTCGATGTACGACAGGGCGGTGTTTTTCGGGGGCAGGGACAAATGCCTCGAGATACTGCCCGAGGAGGTGTGGTCTCTCGAAGAGAGAATCAGGAAAGCCGTTAACGACAGGGATTTAACTAACCGCAAAGCAATATGAGCGAACAGAAAAAGTATGACGCAGCACGCCCTGAGCTCACCGACAGGGCCATAGAGATGCTGAAACGGGACAGGGGGTATGTGAAGCTGAATGAGAAGCTTGCAAAGCAGCAGGCGGGCAGGCAGTACATTCAGGCGATGCAGACGCAGCAACGGATAGACGAAATGGTGAGGCAGGCCATCCACAAGGTGGTGAGACAGGATATCGAGGACAACCTGGGAACCGAGGAGGTGGTCGCGCAAATGGAGCCTGTGGACGGGCTTAAGTACAGGGACTGCCTTACAGCCCTTGCTATATGCTTCGACGTGATGGACTTCGTGTTCGTGGACATCAACGACCTGCTGAAAAGAGGCAATATCGGCGTTTCCGAGCAGTTCCCCGAGATAGAGGCCTGCAAGCGCAAGGTGGCCGCCATGATAGGCATGGGCATGCGGTCGATGGACGAAGACTCCAGGGAGGAGTACTATGACGAGACTGACAGCATATACCGCCATATCCTTGCCAGGAGCGGCGATCTCAGGCGAAGGTGTGAGGAGATAAGGAGGAAGAAGGAAAAGCCGTCAGAGGCCACGGACGGGGCTGAGACGGACAAATAGCAAACGGCGCCGGGGATACATTCCTCAGCGCCGTTTTTCATTTCACTGCCGAAACAAGTCTTGCCCTTGTGGCGGCGATGGCCTCGTCAAGCGTCCAGCCGGCCTTCTTCTTGGGTCTCAGTCCGGTCTTTCTGTACTCTGCCAGGGCAACCCTGAACTCAGCCATTCTGAAGGCCGGGTTGCTCGAGCTCTTGGCCAGGCTGTCTATTTCCTTGGCCGCCCTTTTGCTCGAGGACCTGAACGACGGGTCTCTTGCGAGCGTGTCCTGAAGCATCTTCAGTTCCACCGGGGCGTGTATCGCCAGGAACTTGCCTATCAACGTCTCCGAGAACGAAACCTTCGGGTAAAGCGGCCTTCTGGGCTTACTTTCTTTTGCCCTTCTTTTGGGGCGGGTTCTGCTCTTTGGGGGCTGGGTCTTCCTGGCCTCCACCGACTTCTGGACGGCGGCCTTCCAGTTCTCCCTCCGCTTCTGTCTCGCCTCCCTTTTCAGGCTCTGCACCCTCATGGCCAGTTCCTGCTGTTCCGGTCTTAGTTTCATTTGCAGCATCGGCTATCCCCTCCGCTTTTGACTTTAACTCCCTTTCGAGCACATAGTCGTTTCCGTAATTAAAAATTTTCATACTTGTATTGTTTTATTATGTTACTGGCTCTTCCGCGCCGTCAACCGGCTCGACGGTTTGCTTGTGACACTCTTCATACAGCTTGGTGTATTGGGTGACAAGCTCGTCGTTTTTGTTTTTGAGATTTGTTATCAGCGCCTCCTGCAAATCTACCTTGCCCTGTATGGCGCCGACCATCTCATTTATGTCAGCCTTGAGTTGGGTGGCGTATTCGTACGGGTCAAACTGCATTCTCTTGGTTATGACTGCACCTGTTTCAGTTTTTTCCTGCGTGACGATATAGACGCTGTCGCACTCTATACTGTCCGTCTTGACGTTCTTGGTGGTGATTGTGCCGCCGCTAATCGTGGTTGAATCTGTCGAGCCTTCTTTCTGAGAATACAGTCTGTATGGACGCATCTCGCAGAAGGTGTCTTCGTTATACTGGAAGCTTGTCGCATCACTCCAGTCCGCTTCGCGTAGTTTGACCGCTGATGTGTAAAATTCTGGAGTGATTCCCTGTCCGTGCTTCGGGATTCCTGGCATCTGAAGCGACGTGATTAAGAACTTCCACCACGGATTGCTGCTGCTTACTGCAAAAGTGGCTATAAATTCCCTCATGTCGGGGAAACGCTCCTCAATATCGTCCATGTCGAATATATTATCGCCAGGAAAGAATTGGCACACCACCGCGTCGGTGACAGCCTCGGCATCAGGTGAGCTGCTCCGCCTCAATTCAATAGCCGTGCCGTACACTCTATAGGCCGTGCCGGTAGTGCCGTCAGCGTATTTGATATTTGGTCCGTCATAGTCGTCAGCAATAATGTACGGGGTGAGGGTTGCGTCGCCCGTCAGTGTCTGCGGAGCCACATGTCTTATCTTTCCGTTGAGGTACACATACCCCTCCTCTATGGTCCATGTAATCTGGCTGCCCGATGTCTCTAATGTCACCTTGCATCCATTTATGACAAAGTTTATTCCCGCGCTCGCAAAGAACTCGGTGCATGAGAGGGCAAGGTCCTGGAGCCTCTCTATGTCCTCATTGTACAGGCGTCGCCCGCCAGTCTTGTATCTGTACTCGTGCATGATATGTTATGATGTTATAGTTATCTGATGCTGCCTGAAAGTCACATCGTACTTTTTGATGACCGACTCTATATCCTTGACATAGTCGTCATTGTCATACTGGGAGGTCTGCTCTATAGGAGGGGCGGCCACAGCCACGCCCTCGGTGAACTCGGGCACCTCCCCCTTCTTGAAGATGGTCATGGTAAGTTCCTCCGCCTCTTCCTCCATGCAATAGACATGCTGGGAGTGCTCGTCGGCCTCGAAATACTCGCTCTCCGTGTAGACCACGTTAGTCGGGGCGGAGGCCTCAAAGACCATAAAGGAGTCCCCGGGGTCTGCAAACAACGGTGAGAAGAGGTGATTGAGATACCACTCGAGAGACACCGGTTGGTAAGTCACCGAAGCCTCTATCAGCCTCTCGGCCGCCCAGCGCAGCCAGGCGGAGTGGACCTGCCTCAGAGGCTCCAGTATGCCCGCGAGAAAAAGGCTCGTCCTCCTTCCCCTCGCCCAGAAAGGCAGCAGTTTGCCCACCGCCTTCGGCACGTTTATGTCGTATCTTCCAGTGTCCATATTACTCCTCGCTTATACCGGTCTTTTCATGTTTGATGTAGTCGCTGTTTCTCAACGACTTGTCCCATTCCTGGGTGTAGTTCACCATCTCGTCGAGTTTCACACGCTGCCATACGCCGTTGGGCAGTCTCTGCCACTTGGTCCTCGACGTGGTGCTTGCGGGTATCTCGGAGATAGCCTTGATTGAAAGGGAGTCCACGCTGAAATTGCCCTGGGCGTCCGTCAGCCTTATGTGCCCGCTACTCGCCTTAATTCTTCCAGACACCATCACAGGCTCGTTGTACATGCCGGTCTTGGAGTCGTAGTTGCTGATGTAAACCTCCACGCCGGCGTTGACATCGGCTACCCCCTCGGCCTGCTGGATGACGTCGATGACCTTCTGGTACTGGACGTATCCGTCGTACTGGAACCCCCTCACATAGTCTATGAGGGCCTGCTTGATGTTCTGTACCGCCTGGGTGCGGCTCACCTTCGAGTCGTCAAAGTATATGCTGCTGTTCTCCGGAGTCACAATCGTCAGTATGTCGCCCGGATTGCTCACGCAGTATATTTTGGCTCCGCAGAACTTCACCGAGCCGATGAAACTTTTGAAGGCTGTGAGTTCGGCGTCGGAGAGGGGGGCGAACACGCTGCCCTTTTCCACCTCCTCCGAGTCAGTATTGTCCTTGCAGACCTTCAGTATGATTGCCTCCCCGTCGGGGTAGTTCTCATAACTGGCGTGGGTGATTATCCTGTGCGTGGCGTCCACTGTCTCGTACTCCACCCTGAGAGTGTCCTCGTTAAACACCAGTTTATCACCAGCCTGCGTTGCGGAGTCGAACTGAAACAGTTTCGACACAGCCACATAGTAGTCGGCCGTGCCGGTTATCCTGCTGGAGAGGATGTTGACAATGTCCACCTGGAACACGTCCAGCATTGTCTCGTATAGATGCACCATTGTTGCCATGACGTAGGTGAGCAGGTTCATTATGGAGACCTTGCTTCTCGTTCTGCCGCTGTCCAGCTCGGTCAACTGGAGGTAATTGTTGCGCGTATGCACGGCTTCGGCGTATATCTGACTGATTGTCCTTGCCATATCTTAACTTGTTTGTATCAATGTTCTTAACGAGGGGATATCCAGCCCGTCCTCAAACTCCCCGCACCTTACGAGCGAATGCACATAGTATATGCCGCCTATCTTGCTGAGGTCGAAACGCTGGAGATTCATGTCGCCGTATATCCTTATAGTGTGCTTTCCGGCACTCTTGTAACTGTGGTAAACAGTAATGTCCTCAGTCCCGCCTATCACGTCCGGGTCTGAGAAATCGCCCCAGTCGACGGCTATGTACACGTTCTGTCCAGGGCGTGCCGTTATGGCTGACACAAGGCCGCTCTGGGCGACGGTTATCTTGACAGCGCTGAAAAGCCTGAGGAACGACGTGACGCCGCTGTCGCTGAGTCCGCCTATGTACTCGTCGCCCCGCTCCTTCATCCTTTCCACCCAGTCTTTCATGTATTCCTGGACATGGTCAGGGGCGTGCCAGTGCTCTCCGTTCTTCACAATGACATTGCTGTCCCTGAGAGCCTTCGCCATGTCGCTGTTGAGGCTGAACTGCTCGTGATACTTAAGGGCCGCCCCCGCACCGGGCTTACCGTCAAGGGGCGCCGAGTTGCTGACGAGGAGGTCGAAAACCCCCTCTACAGTGCCGTGCAGCGCCACTGCCACATCCAGCATGTTCTGTCCGCTCCTTGTTGTGTATGCAGCCATTGTCTTTTATCTTTAATAGTCCTTTTCCTCGGTCTTCTTGAAGTCGCTGAGGTCCACGTCGAAGTGGCGCTCGGTCTTGTCCACCAGTATCTTCTGCATGGCGGCCCACAGCCTTCCGCCTCCCTGCCTGCACGACGCCTCGTTCTCGAGAATGCTCCAGAACTGCTCGAAGCATATCGCGCCCGTGATGATGTAGGACAGGGGGACCGACACATGGATGAATACCCAGTGCTCGGCTATATAGGCCAGGAATATCAAGCCAAGCCTTTGAGGCAGGGTTTCCCTTATGGTCTTGCCAAAGGCGAAGCTGGTAAAATTCGAGGGGCGCTTCTTCTTGTCCGGGTAGGCGGCTTTCACGCGTCTGTCAAGCCTGAAGGCCGTCCAGCAGTCGTAAAATATAAAAATCGCCGCCACTATGATGAGCGGGAATGCCGGGTTGAACTCGGCGCATACCCACCCTACAAAAGCGCCCAGGGCTAAAAACGTTGTCTTCCACACCGATTCAAAGGTGTTGAGAAGAATTTTGCTGAGGGAGTCCAGAATATTCATCTTATCATGCTGTGTTTTTATTTTAATAGTCACGCCAGGCAAAGCCACAACAGCAGCCCGGCAGCCTGCACCGCAGCGCCTATTCCCGAAGCCACCGAGTATCTTACCAGGTCATCGCTCTCGAGCTCGAAGCCGCCCTTGTCCGACTGATGTTTCTCTCTTAGTATGGCTATCACTGTTGCAAACCCGCTTATAAGCAGTCCCAGCACGAAGAAGATGACTGCGCCGAGTATGTTTCTTTTGTTTCTGTTGTACATGTCTATGCTAAATTCAAGTTTTTCCGGATAGCCGGACCTATAGTCGTATTCCATCATCTCCTGGACGGTTTCGAGGCACTGTGCCTGCATCTTGTGGCGCATGCCCGTGTCGTGGCACTGAGAGGCGTACAGCTCTATTCTTGCCATCATGTCCTGAGCCTCCCTTACAGGAACCCTCACACCCTTTTCTCCGGTCCATATTGTAGTGGCGTAGGCATTAGTCCTGCGCTCGCTTGCGAAACGTGCAGAGAGGCTTGCCCTTACGTCCTTGCTGAACCATGTTGCGTCACCGTTCAGGGTGAAAGAGTTGACCTCGGCCGAAGAGTCATATTCGGCTATGAGGGCAAGCAGCATTTCACGGAAACAGTGCTGGAGGGTTTCCTCGTCGGTTTTGTACCCCTTGCGTTCTTCCAGCTCGGCGTTGATTTCCTGGAGAGCCTGGAGCGTGCATGTGTTGCCCGAGGCGATTATCGACTCGGTTATCTCGGGGAGGTCAGGGAGGTCGTTATGAAAACCAAGAACTACTTTATCTCCCTCATTTTCTTTATACGCCACTTCGTAATATGGATGCGGCGTTTTGCCAAAAATTTGGTCTTTTGTTATTCTATCCATATTTAATCTTCGTCAAGTCTAAAAATAAATTCTGCACATGCTCTAATATAGTTCGGAGAACGCCTTGTTTCTGCGTTATATAAGCCTCGAGAACTTAACACCTTTATGCCGTTACTGTTTTCTGGACCAATAACCCATGAATTGGTTGTATTGTAAGTTACCGCAGTAGCAAAAGCTGTAGTTCCAGTTGGATTATAAAATTGGAATAATGTTTTAGCCGCTTTTTTGTTTGCATTTGCAAATATTGGTGTTCTTGCTATGCTGGCAGCGTTTTCATTTGCTTGAGATGTCGCTGTCCCAAGAAGCCAGTAAGCGCATATTCTCACAGCTTGTCCAGGAGCGGGTAAATACCACTCTCCCTTTTTATAAGCATCGGCTATAATTTCCCCTTCCATCACGTCAGGTTCATATAAATTGCAGACTCTGAACGCTTCAAAGAAGAACTGTCGATAATTGCTGTTATTTGCAGCTATAACTTGTTGCTCTGTATCGGCAAGTTCTTGCAGCGTTTCTGGTATGTGGGCTAAGCCAAGGTATTTTGTTAAAATAGTGTCTGAATGCGCAATAGTTGCTTTTGTACGCTCTTTACCATTCATTATGGTAGCAGGAGGATAAGACACTGCTGCAAAACCATCTTCTGTATTGGCATCATAAATATTGTCTTGAATACGCCAAGACCTTGTACCATACGCATTGTTTGGATTTCCAGAAATATAATAAGCTGAAGACAATCCCGTCGCAGCCACTATAGCATCATTGTATGGACTGGCGGCAAAAGTTGCGGAGTCTATGCCGAATGAAAATATGGCCGTAGTCCATTGCGCATCAGAAGACATCAGCACAATATCTCTTTTTACTGATACAACAAACACTAAAAATTCAACGTCAGAATTTTTTTGTATCATATATACAAGGCCTACACACGTTTTACTTGGGTCCCACACATCGGCAAAAGTACCATCAACATAAGCAAAATCACCGACCACTGGTGCACGATGCCATAATCCGATGCTTTTTTCCTTTTGCAGCAAGGACCCGTCAAGGAGTGCCAAAGTACAAGTTATATTAAATTTTCCGCCCTCTATTACTTGGATTAACGTAAGCGTTCCATCTTCAGCCATGCTGGCATACGCACTTGCGTCTGGGTCGAACGAAAATGTTATATCGGGCGTTCCATCATTTTTAAGCTTAATATTGTTTCCAGATGTGATACTTGCATAATATGTATGTTCTCCAAGTGTCCATATATATAATTCGCCATTTATGCCGAACTGAGTGATTGACACCTGTTCGTATGTTATATATAACTTATTCGCATTGGAGTCTATGTTTCCATACTTTTCTGCAAGAGTCATTTTTTCATCGAAAGACAAGCGTCTAACGGATGATACCAATGTTCTTATAGTGCCTGTCAGCTCTGCATTATTGTCGCAAAGCCACATGAGCACGTCAATGTCAGTATTCACCCACGAAAGGTTGGTGAAGCTGATATGTGTGGGCTTCACTCCCGCCTGGTACATCATCGAGGCAATAGTGAATGAGTTCAGCGCACCCGCCATAGCCTGGTTGATGGTCACGTCTCTCAGGTACTGGGCGCCCTCGAAAGTCACCGTCTCCAGGTTCGGGTTGGCAGTAACGCTCAAAGACAGCAAGGTAGCCGGCAAGCGCAGCTCTTTTAAGGTTTCCGATGCAGGAAGCTTGATGTTCGGCGTAGTTGTGCCGGTTATGATTATCTTCTCCAGACGGGTACACTTGGACAGGTCAAGGGCGTTGGTCATTGTGCTAACGCCCTGGACGATAAACTCCTTGATGTTGATAGCGTTGTTTATCTGTATCTCGGTGGCCCTGAAATAGTTCTCCTGTGTGCCGTCAGCGTTTATGGTAATCCTCTGAAGCCTCTTGCCGGAGAAAGAGAACGTTCCCTGGGAAGAGGACAGCGGCATGTTCATCTCGCCTATGTCGTACATATACTCGATGCCACGGATACTCATCAGCGAGTCGTTGTTGATGGTGATGGTCGGGTATACATAAGTCTCGCCGGCCCTCACCCTGACATCGCTTCCATCCAGGCTTGCAGGATAGTTGCCTGAGTCGCTTCCCACACGGACGTACATCCAGCGTGCGGGTGTAAGGCTGAAATTGTAGGCTCCGGCTGCACAGCGCCACGAAAGGCCTCCTGAAGCGGAAGACGAGCCAGCGAACTCGCCGTACTCGCACCAGGAGGATATATACATGACACGGTTTTTCAGCCACTCGTACTCGGACCACCTCTGGCTTCCGCACGACTGGGTGATTGCCTGCACAGAGTCGTTCTTGTAGATACCGGCAGCCTGCGCAACGGCAGCCACCTCGTACACCAGCCTTGCCTGCTCGTTGTAGGCAATCGCGGGGAAGTAGTCCTGGGTGTATAGGAGATACTGGTGGAGGAAGCCCATCACAGTTCCTCCCAGGGAAGCCATCGCGGAGAAGACGTTGTACATCATGGTCTTCATCTCGGTGTAGAACGCCTCCTCGAGAAGGTTGTAGAAGCCGCTGTCCTCGCCCTGCCAGTAGTACTCACCGGCGGCGTTCTTGTCATGCTCCTCGACATAGTACGGCTTTCTGTTCTGGCCGACGTTGTTGGTCTTTATGGTGGTGTCGAGGTCGTCCTGCATCCAGCGCACCTTCAGGGTGCCGGGGTCTGAGTAGTAGTATGTGTTCTTCGCCCTGTTGTCTGTGCCTGCGAAAAGTTTCACGAAGCATGAGTGGTAGAGGGCGTCGTCGACGTGCATCACGGTATGGGCGTTATCCTTGAAGTGGATTCTGCGCTGCGTCTTGATGAGTTCATTAATGGCGTCCCACTGGCCGGCCGACCACGCCGCTGTGCCTCCGAAGGCCTCATACTGCTCCCTCATGTTCAGTGTCTCGTACTGCCCCCTTCCCAGTTTCTCAATGCCGCCGTCCACCCACTGCTTGGTTATCTCGTCGTAGCGGTAGAGGTTGTACTGAGGCGTGCCAAGCGTATCGTCGGCATTGGTCACCCAGTACAGGTACGAGGTATTCACATCCTCGGAAAGCCTCAACTGCGAAAGAGTGCCGTTGAAGTACTTGATTCCCGAGTGGTGCAGATACACGAAGTTGAAGAACCTCTTCAGACAGTTGATGCCGTTCACGCTATTCGGCACCTCGTTTTCGTCGGTAGTTCCCAGGTTGAAGTTCATCTGCTTCTGCCCGTTGTACATCCAGGCCTCGTCATCAGCGCTGTACACTATATCGTCATTCCAGGGGATTCTGAAAACTGCGAGCGGACGGTCGTTGTTCGCGCCGTCAACCATCAGCAGGTCCGGAGTGGTTTTCTTGTCGAATCCGAACGATGGCTTGTCTCCCTTTCCCGCTCCCCAGGTCATAAGGTATTTGAATGTCCAAGGGTCGTCCTCGGTCTCCCTGTGGAAGAAGAGGAACGGCTTCTCATAGACCGCTATTCTGGCGGATTTCTGTAGCGTCACCTGGGTAGGCTCGCTCATTGCGCCCCTTTCTATCAGCTCCTTGAACACGTCGTTGAATATCCAGCACAGGCCGAGCTTGTGGCTCTGCATAGAAGATGCGAAATTTATCTTTCCGCAGAGTTTCTTCGCCTTCGCCTCGCCGTCCATTATGGCATACCCCTTTCCAGCCTCGGACACCTCGCCGTTCTCGTTGGTGAAGACTGAGGTGTCGGTTATCTTCTGCTGCTGGTTCCAGTCATAGTATGTCATGGCGGTGGTTCCCTGGCCTGCGTTCTCCAGATTGGTGATGACGCCTGAATGGGCAGGGTCGTTCTGTATATGTATGAGGAGCGTGTTGCCCTTTGTCTTTCCCTTGTTCTCGTCACCGTACTTTGCCAGGTGTCCTGTCAGGCCTATCACGTTGTATTTCTCCAGCGCCTTTGTGAATGATATGGCGTCGTCGTCACCCGTTATGTCATTAGCGTCAGCAAACGCAAGCTTCTCGGCAATCGTTCCCAGGGTGGCCTTGTAATCCTGCATCACCTCGGATGTTGAAAGCGCCTTCTTGTAGATGCGCATGCCGAATATATCTATATCGCTGCTGGTGTTGCCTATAACCATGTGGACATTCTCGCTTACGAAATTGTCGTCTATAGCGTAGGTGAACTCTCGGTCCATTACTCCGTTGACAAACATCCTGACATAGTTGAGGCCGTTGAGGCCGTACACGACATTGACAGTAAGCCTGGTGCGCTCCCCTTCAGCCCATGAAGCGTTCTGGTTCTCCCTGTCTCGCTTGTTGGCTGTCAGAAGATACATCTCCAGGGGAAGCATCTCGAAGCCGTGCGCATTATGGTCTGTGGGGTGCTCGGAGCATATCTTGAAGATAGGCTCGTTTTCGTCAAGTATATTGTTTGTCCTGAGGTCAAGTTCTATGGTAACGTGGCGGCCTGTGCTATTGCCCCTCATAAAGTCGGAGAAGGGGTTGTAGTCGATATCCAGTTTTCTTCCCGCCGGTATTCTCAGCGCCCTTACCTTATCGGCATTGACAGACATGTCATCCACGTCTTTGTTCACATCTATCCAGCCGTCAGCTGAAAGGCCGAAACCGGTCCAGGTAGACGGCACTATGGTGTTGGTCACGGTGTTTATGATAGTTCTCGGCACAGCTTCGGTGTTCGAGCGGCTGGAAGGAACAACCACAAAGTCGGCGCCTCCTGTAGGGGTGTACGCCGCACTGTTGTATATCGTGAAGAAGACTGGAGGGGCAAGCTCGACGCCGTTCTCGTCCTCTATGTGCATGTATCCGTAGAACTCGGTTATGCTTGTGTCCGTAAGCTCTACTCCCAGCTGGCTGATGAACTCGTAGTTCACGTTGTCCTGGGCGAGGAAGGACCATGTGGCGAGAGTGTCCACGTTCTCCCAGTCCTTCAGCTTGAAGTAAACCGCTTTGGTGCCCTCTCCGCCTGTGTATATAGCCCAGTCAAAGAAACGCGCCTCGGTCCAGTTGTTCAGCGTCGGCTGGACCTTGTTTACCACCACAAGGGGCTGGTCGGTTACATCCCTCACCACCATGTATTGGCTTTCAACCCAGTCGGTCTTCACAGTGTCGGACACATACAGCCTCGCCCTGACGGTATGCACTCCGTCAGCCATCATGTGCTCGTTTATCTTGGCGTTTGTGAAATTGAAGCTGATACCGGTCGACAGGTTGGTCTGGGTGCCAAGGTTCCTCGAGCAGCCCTCGTCATTGTTCAGGTATGTGTAAACCGGCACAAAGGAGTCCCCCCTGCCCTCTCCAAGTTGGAACTGGATGGTCTTGGCGATAGAGCCGCCCACCAGGTAGGTGATGGCCAGTTCACTACCGGTCATGGCAACCTCGAACGATGTCTTGGGAACGAGTTGGAGGGCCACTACATTGATGGTGAAACTCTTCCAGATGGAGGAGGCGTAACCTCCCATCGCACGCACCCTGACATAGTTGGCTCCGTTGTAAAGGTATGGTTTCAGCGAAATCGGGGTATATACCGGGTTGTTCGCTGCCACAACTATCTCAGCGCGTTGCGACCATGACGCTGTGGTGCTTGTCCTTGTCTGTATTTGTATTATGAGGTCCTCGGAGATATTCTCCGTTCCTCCCGCGAAATAGGTGACTGTGGAGGTTCCCCTGACGTTGATGGTCACGTTGGTGTCGTTTTGTATCGGCTCGGGAATCTCCTCCACGTCAATCATCGTGGAGTATGTATCGGTCTTGTCGGTGGGGAGCACCTCCGAGGCGAGCACAAGTTTCATGCCCTCCTCGGACCACTTCTCTGCGTCCGGGAGGTCGTTCCACTCATTGTACGTCTCCTCGTCGATAAATTGCAGGATGACATTGTCGCCGCTCTCATTCATGCGGACCTTGATAATGCCGACCTTCGCGTTCTCATGCTTCTCCAGGTGTTTCTTTATGAAAGCCTGGACTCTCGTTCCGACGTATCCTTCCCAAGGGGTGTTAAAGTCCCTTATTTCCTCATCTATGATTGTTGCCATATCGCGTATCTGATGCTTTTATTTCCATGTATCGTCGTCCAGCCAGGGCGCGTCGCCTATCCAGTAGCCGTTTCCGAAGCAACTTCTGGCGGCGTCCCAGCCATCGCTGACATCCTCGTAAATATCCCAAAGTATATAGTCGTCAATGGAGGACTGAGGAGAGACCACTATGACAGGCCGCGTCCCGGTCTCATCCTCCCTTACAGCCATAAGGGAGTCAATCGCAACCCTTGTGTCTTTTACAAAGAAGATGCCCTCTCCATTGTTGAGCGCAGCTTGGGTTATCTTGTATTGCAGCACGGTGTCTTTAGAAACGATTATGCAGTTGTAGCATGAATTGTCCCCGTACTCAACAGGCTGGCAGTAACTGAGGAACTCCCCAGTCACGTCGAGTTCGCCCAGCACGAATGACGGGCTGTCCACATTGCTTATTGAAGGCATGTTGAACGCCAAGAGACTGCCTGCCGGAATATTTGCGGTGATAGAAATGACTCCGTTTCCCTCATCCGCTGTCGTCCCTTTAGCGAACAGCCATGGCATAGGGTCTGTCTGCCAAAGCAGTATGTGTCCGAGCGACCTGTAGTTCTTCAGTAGGTAAAACAGTCCGAAATCGGCCTGCTTCCTTATTCCAATAAGCATTCTCAGTTCCTTGTCAGAAAGACCGAACACCGACTTGTCAAGGCTGTCTATGTCGTCAACATCCTCCTCCTCAGGCTCAGGCTCGTTCACAAAAAGCACGTCAAGTTTGCCGGTTCTGTTGTCGAACTCCGCCGAGCGCACGTTCTTCAGGTCTGCCTCGAACTGCTTCTGCAAACGGCTGAAAAGGTCCGTATGCTCGACTACGGTGTTGACATACTTCGTCACGTCCACTCCCAGCGTGGGATACCTGTAGTAACTTCCAGGGGAGCAAAGACTGAGCAGTTGCGCCGACTGGCTGTCCGAATAGCCAACCGTCATGTCGAGAGACTTTGCAGAGTACACATACACGGCTTCCCTGTCTCTGTCGAACCAGAGAAGGAAATCACCGTCTATATCTATAGCCGGCAGAAGCGACGCCTGTATTCTCTGCGGGAAAAGGCTGCCAGGAAGGTAACAGTAAACAGGGAGTGCGGCTATGGCCGAAGAGGAAACCCCTTCGACCTGCACGCCTATGTTGAAATTATTGGAGTATGGAGCGTAAGGGATTCTTGCACGGCATACATAAAAGCCGTCGCTGCCGTAGTTGACGGTGTCTGCGTAATTTGAAGGCACTGTCACGACGCAGTTCTCGTTATCCGTGAACGCCGCATCATAAAAAACGCCGGTTCCGGACTTGTCGGTGAGGACAATATCCGCCTCAGCCGTGTCTATCAATATGTCCCTGACTATGTTCATAGTTGTTTTTAGATAATAGTTGCAGAGACAGCAATGACATCAGGGTACGGAATTGGCTGTCACAACCGCAGTGCCCGTCGATGAAGAGTGCGTCGCAGGGCCGGTGGCTGAAGGATTTGGAGCCCCGTTGAGCCACGCAAGCACGGCCTGGCATATCCTTGTCCACACATTTTGCTGGACTCCGCTGCCGCCTGCCGATGCAATCCCTTTCAGGTCGCCGTCCCTGGAAAGGACTATAGGAGCGACAGGGTTGAACGGCTTTGCAGGGAAAACAAGGCCTGCGCTGCCGCTTGGGGCAAGACTGAAACCGTCTGCTATATGGTCTCTCAATATTGTCAGCCAGTCGTCAAAGTGGCCGCATACAGGCACTGGTGCGCATTTTCCCACCACTTTGAAAGTGTCCGTCACCAAGGGGTCTGCACTGCCGCTGGGCATTGTTCCTGCATACGAGGCTGTAACGACGGCATGCTCCAGTATGTACTCGGTCACAGCCTCTGCAATGGCGGTATTGGCGCTGGTGGGGGTCGAGGCTCCGTAACCTCCCCCGTCAGTGCCAATGCCGCCCTTCATCTTCTGGATAATCTTATCTGCGAAATCGGTTGCTGCCATGACAAAACAAAATTATGTGCCGCTTACCTGGGAACCGCAATGGGGCGCTCCGCTAAACGGGCATATCTTGATAGGAGTATACGGGCCGTTCATGTCTGCGGAAGCCGCTCCCTGGGTGGTCAGCGTTCCCCCGGTTATCTTTACCTGGGAGCCGTTCACGGTCACATTGCTTCCCTTTGCGGTTATATCTGTAGCCTCTACTTTGGCTGTATCGGTCTTTATGGACACCTGCCCGTCCTTTTCCGCTATCTCGGTGCCGCCCACCTTGAAGGTTACGTTGCCGCTGGTCTCCACAGTGACGTTGGCTCCGTCTATGGTTATCTTTGTGTCGCCCACCTGAATGGTCTTCTTGTCGGGCTTCTTCTCCTCGACAAGCCCTTCCTCCCCAGCCATCACCTCGTCTCTGATGGTTTCCTTGTCATAAGTGGTCACGGCCTTGTTGCCGGTCTCCTCCAGTTCGTCGTAGTCCTTCTGAAGGCCTTCCTCAGTCTCCTGGAACGGCTCATGTTCGATTACGCCTATCTCAATGCCCTCATGGCTCTTCACGGCAACCGTCTTTGCATGAGACCAGGCGATAACGTACTCGCTCATGTCTATCGGGTTCTGCACTATGACGACCTCGCTGAACATAAGGGGCATGATAAGCACGCCGCACCCGTTCTCCTGGGTGGCGCAAACCTTGACACCTTCGTGATATCCGGCCCCTTCATACTCATACTCCTCGGTGTCGTAGTTAAATTCCTGCACATCTATGGTGCCTGCCAGCTCGCCGTCCTCATGAATGTTGGCCACATAGCCGCTGATTTTCCTTGTGCCCACAAGGGAGCCGTCAGGCTCTGACAGGTTCTTCTGGGCGATATCCCTGATGGCACGCCTGAAGTCCCCCGACATGGTGTTTATCCTTCCTCTTAATGACATATTGTATTGCTTAAAGTACCGTTACGTTCTTGAACGACCCTATCTTGTACGGCAGTTTCAACTCTTTCCTGTAGCCGTCCATGCCAAAAGATATGTTCACGCTCTCGACTATGTAATAGCCGTTCTTCTCGGGCTGTCTCATATCCATCAGGGCCACTACCTGGGCAGGCCTGAGATGAAGGTCGCCAAACACTGAAAGCGAGCCTGAGATGCCGTTGGGGACGTACCTCGACCAGTACTGCTTAGCCTCTTCTATCAACTCCTCCTCGGTGATTGTCGGCTTGTCGCTAATGTACGGAACCACATTGTAGTTCTTCAGGTTTATCTTAGCATTGTCGCCGCCGCTCTTGGTGGTGGTCGTAGTGGTCGTCGTGGTTTTCCCTGTCTTCGTCTTGCTGGTGGTGCTGGTGGTTGTGCTGCCATCAGCCTTTGTCGTGGTCGTAGTGCTGCCGCCCTTAGTGCTTGTCTTTGTAGATGTGGTGCCGTCCGAACTGGTGCTGGTGGTCGTTGTCACGCCCCCTGATTTGGTGGTCTTGGTCACCTTGGTCTTGGTTCCTCCAGTCCTTTTCTGGGACAGTTTGGTCATCTTCCTCTTGTTGGTCACCGCAAAGTTGCCCTCGTAGTCATAATTGCCTCCTGTGTCGGATATCCATTCGTCGTCCGAGTCGGGGAGTTTTCTCACAACCAGTTTGAAATACTCTCCGCTTGCGCTTCTTCCCTGGGCCTCCACTGCAAGGTATTTCTTGTCTGTTCTGACAAGCGAAAGGTTATCCCTGGCCACGTCCCAGTCAAACTGAATGAAGCATACAGTGTTGTCCTTTGTGTATGTTATGTAACGCTTGTCTCCGTTGGGAAGCGCACCGCCTGACTTTCCTGTATTTATCGGATACCCCACTTTCAGCACAGATTTTCCCGTTGCGTCATCCAGGTCCATATAACTCATTATGCCAGCCTTTTCCCAGTTGGATATAAGGTCTGCGACTGTGACATCCTTGCCTACAGTAGAGCCGCTGACCGTTATGTCAATATCCTGGCAGTCAGGAGAAAGAACGATGCCTGAATCGCCGAGCAGGTCGTATTTGCTCCCGCTTCCGAGAAAATCCGTTATCTTTATCGCAGACTTGTCGGTTATGTTGTACGGAACGCTGATGGTGCTCAGAAGGTGTGCCATGTTCTCGCACTCTATCTCAAGAGGCGTACTGGCAGAGACTGATGTAATGAAGCCTGTAAAGACAAGCTCCAGGCCGCAATCCTTTCCCTCCCCCTCCTTCATAAGCTCAAACTCCAACTCAGAATAAGCGTATCCAAGCCTTATCTCTATGCGGTTGCCTATGGCTATGTCTCCAGGCTGAAGCAAGGCCGTCTCGGTTTTGGTCTTGTTGATGTTGAGCAGGCCTATGTCAGCCCCTTTAGGCTCCATTGACGTGATAGACTTCCCGCTGTCCTCATACAGCGCCGTCTGGGTGCTGATGGTGTCTCCGTCCGCCGTGGCGTCCTGTAGGCTGCTCTTTGTGTACACCGTGTTGGTCTCTGCCGTGCCGGTAACCACTTTGGCGTCCCTCTTGCGTTTGGCTATGACCGTTCCCCTGGGAATCTGTATCACCGCCTTGCCTATCAGGTCCTTGTATGAACTTGACACCTCGATGCTTGACACCTCTCTCAGTACAAGGCAGGACTCGTCGTTCACTCCAGGTATGTTGAACCAGTCCTTGTCTTTGGCGTCCCATATCTTCACCTGGCATGCAAGTATGGCCAACACGTCCTCGTCAGAGCCGTGCCTTTGGTAGTTCGGCGTAAGGCTGTACTGCTGGTACTGCTTAAAGTCCGGTCTTGTTATCTTCTGCATGGTTACAGTTTGTTAAGCAGCGCACCCGAGGCGAGAGCCGCTCCCTGGTCCACTGCGTCTATAGACATGTTCTTCAGGGCGTCGAGCTTGTCTTGCAGCAGGTCGTTCCATGGATTGTCGCTGTCCACCTTTGTCTCGAAAGGCCTTACAAGCACTCTTAATGTGTCGGCGCTTACCTCCCTATCGCCTTCAGGCTGTATTCCTATTGCACTGAAAGAGTAGGTCTGGCGGGATTTGTAGCCTTCAGACTGGGGCATGCTGAAATCCTTTATAACTATCTTGGTTATTCCCCATTCGTTGATTGTCTGGTTATTAACCTCGATGAGCCCCTTGTACTGAAGAATCTTCCTCAGTTTCAGGACTTCTTCCGAAGGGTATATGTCTGGATATCTGCTGGTTATAGTTCCGCTGATGGAGAATACAATATCGCCGTTGGACACCAGTTCCTTGCGGCTATAGTCCCTTCCCTGCACCGGTGTGACCACGAGGTTCTTGTCAGAGTTGATGTTTACCAACGCTGTGCAGTCATACCATACAAGATGGTCAGACTGAACGTTGTTGATTCTTTTCCTTATGCCCGTCTGACGCGCTGTAGAGCCGTAACCGCTCCATTCTTCCTCCACCATGTCCTGGGAAACGCTGATGGGCTGTTCTACAGGTATTCCCAGCATAAGCGCGTCGTAACACCTTGCACCCCAGTCGTCTATGGCAAACACCGAAGCACTGCCGTTGTTCACCGGAAAAGCCCCGTAATTCTGGCTTTCCTCCCTTACCTGGGCTTCCAAAGCGTTGTAGTTCCATCCTACTGAGCCTATGTCGATGGACGAGCTCTTCTTATCCTTGAAAAGAGATTTAAACTCGTTCACAGCAAGGTCTTTCAGCTCGGCTACGGCGCCGCCTATGACAGCATTTGTCATGACCTGGACTATGCCGCCTCCAGCCCCTTCGTTGTAATAAAAGCGAACCTTCTTGTCCCTTCCGCCATTGGCCCACTTGCCCTGGAGCCAGTCCATGGCAAAACCCATGCCGTGATTCATCGCGCCGTTGACCACGGAATAGGTGAGGTTGTTTATTGATGTTCCGAAATTTGCCATCTTAATT